CGAGCCCCTTCCACCTCCTCCCGTCGATCTTCTCCACCCTTCGAAATCTAAAATTGGCTCCTCTTGCCCCTTCGGCGCGAGCATATTAGCTTGCCCCGTCTTACTTCTATAATCCTCATAAGCCCTTCTATCTGCTGTATCCGCCTGCTGTTGGCGGATGGTATTCTGCAACCCTGTATTTTCCAATCTGAGCCCTGTATTCTGCCCCGACATTAGGGCGCGCATCTCAGCGGCATTAGCTGATTGTTCCCTGGCCGAGGCTGTAGACTCCCGCAGCGTGGCCGCGGTATCTTCCTTCCTTGCTAATTGCTCCTGTCTAGTGACATTTTGATGTGCCTCGCCTGCGGTGCCGACAGCATTAGCGAAATGACTCGATCCGGTCTCCCCCATTCCCATAGGCTGGAGCATAGCGATGCCAAACTGCATTAGCGCCGCGCGATTATTCGGTTTATCTACCCACTTATTCCACCCACTTAGCAGGTCTCCTGGCTGAAACCCCGGCGCGGGACTTTGTGCATCTCTCCCTGCCTGAAGGCTTTGGCCTAACGGTGGTGGCTGAAGAGGGTCATCTTGCTGATCTATCGGCGATACCATTGTAGCCTCCTTGGTGTCATGCTAACTCGCATTAGGACGACACCCTTTACCTTCCCTTCAACGCAGCTCCGAGTCTCACCAACTGCCCCGGATGTCCAATTTGCGACAATTCCTTCATCAGTTCCGTCGGGAGTGTGCTACGGCTAATCTGATTCGAAGGATGGGGAAGATTCCCTGGATGGGGGAATACTGGCACAGGCGTCTTCATAGAAGATACCCCTGCTAAAGCCTTCCCAAAGCTATCGAAAGCATCTCCCTTATCTTCCTTCTTCTCCTTCGCAGACTCCGTTTTCTTTGATGGATCTTCCTTATTGAGTCCTCCAGGATGCTCTTCTGTAGATCCCGCAGGAACTGTCGCTCCAGATACCGTTGCAGGTATATCTGCCGCTGGCGTTGGTTTCTCATCCGGCTTCTTTAGAGGTTCTGCAGCAGCCCCTGAAGATTTATGCCCCGGTATCGAACTCGGAAATCCCACATTTGGGCGCATTGTGGTTTCTCCAAGAAGCCCCTGATGTGGTTTATCTCCAATCCCGAACGGATTTAAGAATTGCCCAAACTTTGGCCTCCCTGGCTCATCATAAACTGCTTTCGGCCCAGGGCTTTTTGCTTCCGGTGCTGGAGGCGGTTCCGGAATAGGCATACTAGCATTACTGGCTGGTGAAGGTGCAGTAAATGGCATTCCCGGCGGTCCACGATTGGCATCGGAAAACCTCTCATCAAATGACCCCTGCTGCGGCATTCCCGGCGCCTCGCCCATTCCCGGCGCCCTCGATTGATCTTTACCACCGCTGAGGGCCTGATGGGCATCCATGTGCGTAAAGCCCTCTTCAAAATCCGGCGGAGGTTGAATATTATTCCTCGCGAGATGCTGTACGAACATCTCCGGTTGCTGTATCGCCATAAGTCCGAACGAGGGATTATAGTAGCTCGGGCCACCAGCGAAATCATCATCGAGGGCCATTATTTCCTCCTTTTCATCAGGGATTGAAAGCTCCGCTTTATCACAGCCCCAGCTTTTCTATTTCCTGCTTCCCCTACCTTATCCGGTAAACCATGCTGCCCCTTCGACTCCTGATTCCACTTATCCACCTCCGCAGCGCCGATCTTTGCCTTTCCAGTGGGGGAATTAAAAAACCCCTGCTGCGCTTTCGATTTATAGGGCACTTAATCCTCCTATCCGAACATTGAACCTAACCATTGCGGGGCGCCGGAGAATGCCCCATTCTTTCCAAACATTCCTCCCCCACCAAATAACCCAGCCGCAAGACCTCCATAACCCATAATCTGCTGCCCAATCGACGGATTACTATTAACTTGGCCAGTGGTCGTACTGCCTCCACCAGGTATTCCCGAGGCTATACTCGAAAGGCTCTCAGCAGTCGCAAGTGGCTGAGTCTGCGGGAACATAAACCTGTTAAATGCTTCTGTAAGCTGCTGCTGTTCGAGCTGCTGTTGGACATCGCCAACAGATGATGTTGCCGCCCCCGGTTCAAGGCTAGCTTGCTGGACACTGGGGGTTAAACCCATTGCCCTCGTCATCTGGTCCAATGAATTCTGAAAGTTAGCACTTTCCATACTACCGGCAGTGGAGCCAATCGCCTGCTGTTCTGCCTGCGTCGCTATACCTTCAAGCGCCCCTTCTCTCCCACCTCCAAATTGTCCAGTTCCGACCGCCCCTTCTCGTATCGCAGGCTCAATATTCTCCGAAAAATTCTGTTCAATAGGTCGGACAGCTCCAGCTATCGCCGCGCGAAGCCCCGGATTAGTATCCGGATTAAGGCTAGCGCCAGAAGTCAAGAAGCTCTGCGCCCTTTGCGCATCTGATGCCTCCTGCGATAACGCTCCTCCGGGGCCTCCAGCCTGAAGCGTCTGCGCTTGACCCGCTCTCTGCGGATCAGTGAACCCCGCGACGCTGCTCCCAGTTGGCAAAGTAGGCTGGTTCTGCGCATACTTTGTTGCAAATGGCATCGCCATATTCAGCAAATTCTGCTGCTCCGGCGATAAAATCTGCTGCGTAGTTTGCTGCGAAGTTTGCTGACCGCCGCCCATTTCTAGCTCCTAGTTCACAACTGGCCGTTGAATCTCACATCCATATGCCACATAGTCGACCTTGAAACCCTTTTCCCGCTGAAACTTCCGCTCCCACCCCGGCCTTCCGAGAACTTCGATCCGAACACATTCGGTCATCCAAGCGTAGAGATTAAACTTCTCCCTAAGCTCATCGAAATACTCCGCGAGACCTGAGCCATGAGCCCACACAATCTGAAGGACCTTTCCAACCGGAGTCGCTAACACCGCCGTCATCAGAACCAAATTCTCCCCCGCGGTCCAAACCTGCATCTCATCCTTAAAAACTTTATCGACAATATCTTCCTTGCTATAGAACCGACGCATCGAAGGCGTCGCATCAATCCGCCACTCTATCTGCTTCCAATGCTGAGCAGCTTCATCCTTCGTAAGTAAACAGACCTGAGGTATCATACCGTCCTCACATATATCTTACTCGGGTCAGCTGTATCTCTATATAGCTGATTGAGCCCAACTCCAGCCGTTGCTGCATTAGCATTCGTTGGCACCGCCACCGCTATCAATCCACTTATTATAAGCCCTTTAGGAATAGTTAAACCTCCTCCATTATCAAACACAAAGTTATGGTTAAGCTGGCCGAGAACATCGCTCGTTTGAAATATAATATTCGATGGAATGTTATTCCCGACACTTGCTCCCCCTTGCTGAAATAGCAACGATGCTGAAGGTTGGTGCACCGTACTAACTGTCCCATAGCCAATTATGGTTAGCAGACTATCTCCATTTAATGAATTTGCTCCACCACCTCTACTTTTCGCCATCAGAATATTTGGCGAAGCAGCATCATTAAAATCATTAACCATATCTATTACAGGTTGGCCACTAGTAGTCGTAGACTTCCCCGAAAGAAATCCTACATCGGTCGCCTCCCATACCTTCCCCAAATCCATCGGAACCCAACCGCCGGCTCTATAACCTACAAAATTTTCATTCACCGGACTTTGTATAAATCTCAGCGGAGCCCAATTTATGCCATCCGCGATCTCTATCAACCCATCCCTCGGTGTAACCGGCGCTTTTGAAATTACTCCAAGTTGAAGTCGAGTAATTTCACTTAGACTTGTCGAAAGCTTATGTAATTCCCTCTGCATCCAATCGACAATATTCCTCCCATCTTCAGTCTGTGGGCCTATTGTGGGTGGAGTCGGCGTATAGAGTGGATCGTTGGATATTGCCATCAGAATTCCCCTAATGGCTCCAAATCGAGTTTATATCCATCCAGCCTCCACCCTGTCTGCCCCCGAAATTCAACCGAGATACTTCTCCCCTGTCCCTCACATCCCTCCACAAATAAATTTATATCCGGATCGAAAGTTTGATATGGATTCCACGTAATATTGCCGTTTATAAGTTGTGCGTAACCAACTCGGATCTGAACTGTATTTTGTGCCTGGATCTTTGGCCATAGAACTCTAATCATCTTCTGATTTTTAAGATCGACAACCCACTCCCCATTTCTCTTCTGCCCAGTTATACTGAGCCCGGTGCGTTGGACGATGCCAGTAAATGTGACTCCATCTCGCGTTACAGTACCAGTATCATCAAGAAGAATTAATTTCTTCGTATTCGGATTGCAAACTGCTATCCTTCTCCTCTTACTTGTCGCCCACTGTGCACTATCCTGTGCCCATGTAAGTGTCTGCTGCGCCCACGTTTGGCCGGTTACAGGTATAGTGCCAATCTCCGCCGCTCTGAAATCAATACCTGTTGCCTCAGTAAAGCTATTATATTTATAATTCCATATGAGGGCCGAATCCGGCTCCGCCGCTCCATTCGAAGGATAGCAGAACCAAATCTCATCATAGACCGGGTTATTGAACATGAAGCTGGTGTCGAAGGTGCTTGGATCAATCCGATTAAACAGGTATCGGCGCATTCGCTTCGAAAGGAGGCTCTCAGAAGATATCCCATTATGGACAAGTATATCATCCTGCGTCGCAACTACGTGCTGCCTTCCATCAGCAGTTATCGCAAGGCATCTACTTGCGAGAATACCTGTATTCTCCATAAATGAGTGGAACGAGAATACAAAAGGCGAACCAATGAATTGGACACGCCACGTAGACGCCTCCTTATAAATAAAAAACTGTCCCTGAAGTTCCTGTCCATCAAGAATGCGCCCAGAAGCCACATCGGGGAGGTCAGTCGAACCCGCATCATTGGTGGGATCAGTAAAATCCCAAGTGGAGGGTAGCGATCCCGGCACGGCGGCATTGGACCACCTCACTTGGTGCGGCAGGTTTACTCCACTACTTGTATTATTCAGGGCGAACATGTAGCTGAGGAATGATCTCACAACCCTGCTAGTGAAATTCGCAGGCCAGTTAGTGAGGTCTTGCATCTTCTGCCCAGCGCTATAATTCGCCCAGAACTGCGGTTTATCAATGCCATCATTCAGTATTGGAACCCCTTGGAATAAAGTCCCATTCCAACTCTTCGCATCGACAGCGGCGTAATTTCCCCCGACGGCTCTTGTAATGTCTGTATCATTAACTCCATCAAATACATAGATGTGTAAAAGAGAAGCCCATAGCCACCACGGCTGAGTAGCAGAAGATATATACATCAGCGCCATCGGAGTATCAAAAGTCGTATTGACTAGCGGCGGATTGGCTCCTGTAAGCAACGCAAAATTCTGTGTAAAATTGGTTCCTAGCGCTATAGGACTTGCATTTTGTTTAGTCTCGATCCCCGTATTGGTCGAAACATAAACATTCCAACTAGTTGCACTATTAGAGCCTATTGGACTAGCTACCACTAGGAAATTATTTGCTGCAACTACAAGACTAGATTCGGCTGACGCTGTTGTCTCTCCATCCACATTAACGTAGGTAACTTTTACAAAGAAAGTTGAAAGAGGGAAAGCTCCACCCGCTACTTGACTGAGAACCGGCGCCGCAGGAGCCGCCGGGACGCCTCGGGGATTTATGCCCAACGTGGGGCTCCACCCCGGTAACATTTCAACGCCGTTCGCAAGATATCTAACATTCTGGCCAAGCGTCCATCCTTCCGGCGGTATCTGATACCCCGGTTCATCCTGGATCACACCAATGGACATCAAATCATTTACTTCTATTTCCGCCATTTGAAGTCCCATTCTTCATAATTGTGGCAACTTCAGCTATCTGCGCCTTTACTTCCTCTGCTTTCGCGACAATCACATCCGTATTCCGTGCTGCAATCTTCGCATTCTCCGCAGCAGTAAAAGCTCTCTCCGCTGCCATTCCGGCCTCAACTGCCGCATCTATAATTCTCTTATCCATCTCATTCAATTTCTTCTTATTTCTTAATGATGATAGAATAGTTATAAGCACTCCTATCGCCGTTGCCGCTTTTGTTAGATTATCAAGAAGTATAGCTAACTCTGGGTCGATCACTTTATTCTCCAAAAAGAGGGGGAGGCTTTTATCCCTCCCCCAGGTGGCCACTCTCGGGGAGTTCAGAATTTATAACTCAAGCGGGCGCGTCCAATGTCGGCCGGCACACGTGTACCGATTGTTAAGATACCCGCAGTCGCACTCGGCCCGTCGAGATCAACATGCAGATATTCGGCACCGAGAAGGAGATTGGGAGTAAGCGCATATTCCACTCCTGCACCCACAACCCAGCCGATAGCCGGCGTCGTAATTACTACCCCGCCGTTGATATCTCCCACCTTGACATGTCCATAGGCGACACCGCCGGTTCCATAGACCATCAAATATTCCGTGAGGAGAAAGCCGCCACGAAGCCGCGTCGTGCCGAACCATGGTAGCTTGGTCTCGATGCCATTCTCGGTCTGCTTAATAGTGGTAGCGGAGATGTCAGTCTCCGCCCCGAGGAGAAAGTTGCCGAGCACATAGTTGTAACCGATATGACCACCACCAACAACGCCACTCGCACTATGTTTGGCTGATAGTGAGTTTGGATCATTGGCCTCATTGACGTCCGCTTCGAAATCAGCGCCGCCATACCCGGCATTCAGACCGATGTAGAGGCCGCACCAATAGCAAGTCGGAGCGAGGGGCGCATCCCTCGGCCGTAGCCTCATATCAGCCGAATGGCCATACGTTCCGAGGAGCGCCGCCAATGCTGTTCCGAGAGCCAATGCTGAGATTACTTCTCTCATCTTCCTATTCCTTTAGTTCGGGTTACGCTCTTTATCTGACGGAGTTTCTTGTAACCCTAGAGCCGATTTGGCGGGGGCATTCTTGCCCCTGCATTCGCAGAACTTCCCGTTGCCGGTTGACCTTGGGTTGGCACTAGATTCGACTGAACCGACCACCCAGCCAATCCCATACTTACGAGACCTCCAGCCGTCAACGCCGTGTTGGCATCGAGGCCGAGGTATTTCAGCCCGATCCCTGTAACCAGAGCACCTCCAAGTGCCCTCAGCGCGCCGAAAAAGACATTCCAATTCATTTTGCCTCCACTGTCGCTGCTTTGACCGCCCACATCGCGGCCTCTTCATATGCCGTCTGAGCCAGCGCCGCGAGGCGCCCGTCATGTACCTTTAGTGCTTCGCAAATGTCAATCAATTCAGCCGACTTTTGCTTGATAATGTCAACCGTATTGATCGAGCTTGGATTGAACTGCACCCGTACTCGATCTTCTCCAATGCTCATTATCTTCTCCTTTTCCACGTTGTAGACTATGGTCCTACTATGCCACCCGGCCCACCAGAGCCCGGTACATTCTTCTGTGGACCAGGCATCATGTGCTTCGGGTCAATTCCGGGGCTGGAGGTCCACTTACTTCCCGAATCCGGCGCCTTATGCCCCCCGCCAAGGGGATCAACCAATTTCCCCATATGCGGGCTCTTCTTCCCGGAGGGATGAAAATGTTCATAACCCCCATCCGGATTGTCGTTGTGTGCCATCTCTCTTCTCCTTTAGCAGCCTAAACTCCTGCCACTTTCGACATGTCCTCGGACTATGTGTGTGCATATATTCCACACCACACTTTGGACACATCTTTAGCTTCTGCTTCCGCTCCTTAGTCATCAAACGGTTCTTTTTCCTCTCCTCTTCCATAAGTATGTTCCTGTTCCTTATCCCACTGATTTACGCTGTCGTATTCGCCCCA